GCGGGATTGAGTGTATTGAAGCCATTGAAGCACAGCTGACCCAAGAAGAATATGAAGGTTATCTCCGGGCCAATTGCGTGAAGTATTTGTGGCGTTGGCGCAATAAAGGCGGCGTTCAAGATTTAAAAAAATGCCGCTGGTACTTGGACCGTCTTATCGAGATAAACGAAGTTTAAAACGGCTGAAGCTCGTCGTCCTCGTCGTCATCGTCGTCGCCAATGCAACTGGCGGCGAGTTCGACCAGTTCAATGTCTGTGGGAATGCCCCAGTCCAGCTCAATATTTTCGTCAGCCATCAACGACTTAATGGCATACCATTCCATCAAGCGTTGGTGGTATAAGTTCAAAAGGGCAGAGTAAAGCTGATCCCAAGTCATTTCTTGGGCGGCAAGCTCAGCCTTACGCATGGAGAATTGCAGTTCCAAGGGGAGTTGAAACTCACGTGGTTCGACTGAACGCTCCATGTAATCCTCAGCCTTAGATTTAATTATTCTAAGACTACATGATAAATATCGAATCCAGCTCTTCGTCTGTGAAAGATGCCCACGGAGAGCTTTCAATGTCAAAATCGTTGGCAAATCGAGACAGAATGTACGGACTGATGCTTTCTTCTAATGTCCTGATTGCGCGAACCTGGTGCGGCGCAGCATTGTAGTTGCGGAAAGCTCGAAGAAGAATTTCCGTCGAGGACCAAGGGTTGGCGTTAATCTCTTCGAGGAATAGGTTGATTTCTTCTCTGCGACGATCGATCAAACCACCAACAACTTTGTGATCCGCGTCGAAGATCCAGTTTCCCATTGACTGTGTTGCATCAAAGAAATCTTCCCGATCAATGCAGTCGACGATTTCGCTGTACAAAAAAGGCTCCCACCCAATGGAATGAACAAAAGAAATCAAGGCTTGCGCCATGCAGTTGTCCAAACCCAAGTTTAGTTTTTCCAGCTGCCCTTCAATTAAATGCACTTCATGAAATAAATATTCCAATGCCTTTTCTTTTGAACAAAGTTGCCCCTTTCTAACCGGAGATCCATCCGGATAGAACTGAGTGCCATAACCAAGTGTATAAGGCTCACCACCGGTATAAGGATCGGGGTAAGCCTTTTCGTTAAAACCCTCGTACTTACGAATTAAAGTAATTGCACGAGTAACGTCAGACATGGGGGTAACACTTTTCTATTACCCCCAATCATACACAATTTATTTACCTTGACCGCGCATTTTTTTGCGGCCATGATTAGGTTTAGAATTCATTCCCTGTCCTTGTTTGGTTTTTTTGGGACGGGATTCAATTTTAAGAGCAGTGGTTGATTTAGGTTTAGCCATTTTTAGGCTGGTGAGGCGTCACCATTTTACACGGTGGCTCCAATATCGAGCTGACATGATGTCAGGTTTTGGATCTTGAGCATTATGTCGAGCGTAATAAGACTTGCGACGTGCCTTGTCCTTTTCAGTTTTGGGATTCTTGCCTGCGCCCTCTACGCCTTGCTGACCAAAGCGAATGATCTTTTCTTCTCCATCCTTGCAGGCCTTGACGACATGGCTCTTGGTCGGATGGCTGGGAGTTTTTTGCGGCTTGTTGCAAGTCATCTTGTCTTTAGCGATCTTGGCGGCCGCCGCAGCTTTTTTACGTTTGTCGGCCATCAGAAACCTTTAAAGAAAGATGTGAATTCACCGAGAATTGAAGCGCCCGTTTTGGACTTGTAATCTTCATCTTCATCATCTAATCCTAATTTAAAGTAATCTTCTTTATCTTCATCGTCTTCTTTGTCTCCCAAAGAAAAAATATTGGTAAAACCATCTTCTTCACCACCCATAAGTTTTTCGATCGTCCCAAAAGCAGAGAGGGGATCCTGCTTCTCTAAATCAATAAACTTTAATCCGCCCGTACCGCCTCCGGCTTGAGTTAAAAGCTTTTGCTCTTCAATATCTAAGTCAGGGAAGAAGTTTTCGTAAAACTCTTTTTCATCTCCGGCATATCCGTATTGTTTAAATGCTTTGTAAAGTGCGGTTTCTCCTTCTGGGGTAGCGGCCGTATCAGTTGGCTTTTCAATATAAAAAACACCAAGGTTTTTTTGAGTTGGTTTAATACCTTTTTTTTGAAGTTCTTTCAGTTGCTCATTGAGTTCTAGCGCGGAAACCGTTTTAAACGTATCTGAAATGTAACTTTTTAATTCATCATACGAACCTTGGAATGTGTCCAAACCAAAGGTTTTGAGCACTTCGCCCCAGGTTGATTTGTCTTCCGGGTTCACATTGGCACTAGAAAGTAAATTATCAGTAAACTCGTCCGGCTTTAAAAATTCACCAAAGATTGACATGTTGTCAACTTGATTTTTAATTGCCGGAAGAATTGTGGCATAAATATAATCTTGAACCTTTGCGGGCGTCCACAAGTCTTCTGCCGCATCAAAGCCCTGCGCTTGCCCTTTCACTTGGAAATGCAGTTTTGCGAATGCATCTTTATCGTTTGGATCGACGCCAAACCTATAGGCTTGCTGGTACCAATACCCGTTCTGAGCCGCGAATTGTTTCTTTGCCTCTTCCCAATCAGCCGCGACTGTTTCCGCTTGTTTTTGATAGGACTCTTGCTGCTGTTTAACTCCCGCAAGACTTTTGATTTGTTCTGATTTTAAATTGTTGTTGGGATCAAAATAAAACCTTGGGTCAAAGTAAGCGTCTTGAATTTGTTTAATTTGATCTAAGTAACTTTGAGACTTTAGCTGCCCAACGTCTGCAGCAGCGTTGAGGATATCCTGAGTCTGAAATGGGTTTTGTTCTTCGTCTTTGACGTTAACGTATTCCATGAATTCGCTAACAGTCTTAGATTGATTAAAGCGGGGTATCAAATACTGATCAATAAACTGCCTGGCAAAATTTGACTCAACATTAATTTTTTCTTCGGCTTCTTTCTTGGTTAGACCTAATTCCAAATCGTTTTCATATTGCTTTTTTAGGCTGTTATCAAACCATTGTTGCCAGTTGTAAATCGTACTGGTGTTTACACCGGTCATTTTTTGCAACGACTTTTCAAGGCTCTCTTCTGCCTTGGAACCGCCGCCGCTAAAGGCAAGAATTCCACCCACGCCGGAATCGCCAAGAATTGAATCGCTCAGCGTTTGATTAATATTTAAAATTTCCTGGAATCCGGGGAGGCCGCCCATCATCGACAAAAGCTGCTCCTGTGCTTTTGCCTTTTGCATCTCTTCTATGGTGTCTTTTAAAACATCTTGGGTTAAGGCGCCAAATTGTTTTGTTTTTTTAACAATGTCTGCACCGATTTCTTCCGACGCAATCTCTTCTAATTCAGTGCCAGGCCTTACTTCTTTTAAGGCTTCATAAGTAATGCCAAGCTGTTTGTCTTTAATTCCTTGAATGTCGGAATCGGTTGGCTTTTTCTCTAGGTACTGTTTTGCTTCTGTTAGTTCTTGTTCTTTATTTCCACGTTTGCCAGCTGGCTTGCCAACAAAGGTGTAATCAGAAAGCGCAAACGTTTTAGGGTCTTTGTATTGTGCCAGGATGTCGAGATCGCCTTGCCTTACCGCTTCATCCCACTTTGCCTTAACTTGTGGATTTTGTGCAAGGTAGTAGTTGGGATCAAAGTCCCCAGCCGGAGGCTTGGAGCCCAAGTCAACATTCCATCCTGCTCCTATTTTTTCCGCTTTATAAAACTCGTTGTAAGCATTAAACAGCTCATTGATTTGAGTATCGTTGAACCCTGCGTCCTTGGCTTCTCTGCTTAGGTTTTGAAACGCCGCTTTTTGGGCAAGATAATCACCGCCCCTTGTGTTTGTTGCTTGCAATAAAACCTTGTCGTAAATTGCATTCTTTTTTGCATTTGCTTCGTTAAGGACTCTATTTTTTTCGTTAATCTCTCTGTGTGCTCGGTTTAAGGCAATATTTTCTTCGTTTGCCACAGTGAATGTGGCTGGAACAAGACGAATCTCACCGTCTTCTCCCTGGCGGCGAATAACATCCCCCGTCTCATCCCTGGCCCATTCGTAATTGCCGTCGCTGTCGCGGCGTGTTTCTGTATAATATTCGGGATAATCCGTTGGATAATCCGTTCTATTGTTTGTATCTTCATACTGCTTTCTCCACTGATTATTAAAGTAGTAAAGCATTATCCTGCTGCAAGATTTGGAACCAATATATCAACATTATAAGAAAGCAGGCTTACTAAATCATCTGACATCCAGGCTTGGATGCGGGCAAACCGCTCTTCGCTGAAATAGGCCTGTTGTGTATACCAATCTTCCATCTTTGAACTCGCTTTGTTTGAATTGCAGCGACGACAAGCGGGAAGCAAATTATTTCGATAACTTGAGCCAGATTTAAATCTTGGTATGATGTGGTCCAAAGAAGTTGCCGGTTCACCACAATAACCGCAGCAATGGTCCCAGGCTTCGTAAATAGATTGTCGATAACGTTTCTTTGCTAACTTTGGAGTTAATTCAATGAGCAGGGCGAGGGGATCCTGTTCACAACTGAACATACTCTTTAGTTGCCGTTATCTTATTTTAATTTCCCCACATTTGTATCAAAGCACAACCAAAAGATTAACTTCGTATTAAGAAGCTTGACAGCTGCATTTGATCGGATACCGTATGAGGGCACGCGTTTTTTCCGCGCCATGACCACAATCAGAGGATGGGTCTCCGTCCAAAGGGCCGAAGAACTCCTCGGCATTGACCGCAAAACACTTTTCAAGTATCGCGACAATGGCACGCTGAAGCTTGGCCCACATTACGCAGCATTTCCGGAAACCCGCTCTCGTGACAGCTATCGCTGGAACACTGAGAAGGTTAGGAAACACCTGCAAAAACAGGGACTGATGCCTTCTTCCGTTTGAAGTTTTGATAGTGGTTCTTTCGTAGGCGATGGGCCAAAAGCAAATCAGTGATGTTTAGCGACACTTTCTGATACGCAATGGCTTGATACAAGGAAGCCTGAAGAGTTGACCAACAGCTCCGCAAATTGCGGGGCTGTTTTTCTTTGAGTTCAAAAAGCAAAACCCACTGTGGATGCAGTGGGGAAACAGACTTCTTTTTATTTTTGAGTTGAAGATTATTTTGTGACTCCCACTCAAAATCGACAAGATCTTCCGGCTTTACTCCATAGGTTGCGACCATGGCATAAAGCCAGGCAACTTCTTTAGTTTTCGGTTTAGAGATCAGCTTGAAATATTCGTCTACTATCCGCTGATCTACAGGCGGTCGATAAGACATGGCTGAGATGAACTGGATTAACCCGACCATAACTGCTCGGGATACCAGGGTGCAAGGGCTAAAGGAAACCTTAACAAGTCTCGTGAGACTTAATGTAAGTATACAATATTAATATTTTTTATACTATTCAGGAACAATGCCGCTAGAAAAGGCGCCCCAAGCTAAACCCATCGCATCCATCGGAGAGATTTCCCCAGACGC